CAAATATCAACCATACGGAAATAGTAAAATTAGGAATAAAGGAGAATAGATATGGCAAGAACTGGAATACATGGTGGGCAAGGTCCTAGACAGCCTAGACTCATCAAAGGAGAGAACGAACCTCTCAATTTGGATCAACCATTGAAGGATGCTGTCAAGTTGTCCATCATGACTGCTACCTGGCTAGAAGAAGCAGACCTAGGTGCTGCTCAACAGGCTGTAATGCTTGCAGAGACAATGGACTTATTCCCTGATAGGAGACACCAGATAGCACCTATCCTTATTGGACTATTATCAAACCTTGGTTTGCTTAATAATAGACAGGCAGATACTTCTATGTCACCACAGGAGATGCTTACAGCAATCGCTGGCGGTAGATAATGGAAGCATGGCAGCCTACCCATTACACAGATACTCTCTTTGAGGACTATGTAACAGATGGGGATAAGTTAATCAATGTAGTAGAGGCTATCTGGCATTTGCCTGAGAAGCACAATGCTCCATTGGTATTAACTGAGTGGCAGAAGGACCTTATTCGCAGGGTATTGGAAAGATATCCTCATGACTACATAGATCCAAACAAAGCAGGTAGATTAAGGTACAAACAAGTGTGTATTTCCATGCCTAGAAAGAATGGAAAGAGCCTTGTAGGTGCTCTGTTTGCTCTGTATGGAATGCTGTTACATGAGCCTGCTCCTGAAGTAATCTCTGTTGCAGCATCCTCTGATCAGGCTAAAATTGTATATAGAAGACTGCTTCATCAGGTGCAAAACAGTGATTTATTAAAGACATTGTTTAGCAGAAGCACTGAACATAGAGGATTGTGGACTGCAGATGGCACAGGAGTTTATAAGGTTATTGCTGCAAAGGCTGCAACCGCACAGGGGCTACATCCTTCGCTTGTTGTTTTTGATGAGTTGCATGTGGCTAATGAGGATGTTTGGACTGCTATGGCACTTGGTAGTGCTACTCGTGATGACGGTCTTGTTATTGGTATTACTACTGCTGGCGATGATACTTCTGATCTGCTTAAAAATCTATATGAGCGTGGTGCCAAGGCGATAGAAGGTCAAGAAGACCTTGAGAGATTTGGATTCTTCTGTTGGGAGGCTCCAATAGGCTGTCAGGTCACAGATGAGGAAGCAGTGCGTATGGCTAACCCTCAATTGGCTGTTGGCATCCTCAATTGGGAGTCTGTCAAGAACGAATTGGCTACTATGCCAGAAGCAGATGCTAGAAGATACCGTTTGAACCAGTTTGTCTCATCTATGAACGCCTGGCTTCCAGTGGGTACTTGGGCATCACTTCCGCAGGGTAGACCAGTAAATCCAAAGGTATTTGCGGTAGATAGAACTCCTGGATGGGATTATGCATCAATAGTAACTGCAGAACTACAAGATGATGGCATGGTCTATACAGAGTTAGTTGCTTCATTTAATAATACAAATGTTGACGAATTACTGGCTGCATGTACCAAATTGCAGAAGTATGGACAGATGTTTATTATGGATAACTATGTACTTGCTGATCTTGCTGCTGCTATGAAACAGCGTGGTTTTAGAGTGCAAACTACCTCAAATAAGGATTTAATTAACGCATCAAACAACGCATACCGTACAATAATGCGTAAGAAGTTATCTCACCCTCGTGATGAGATAGTTTCACTGCAAATGCAGAGGGCAGTTAGAAAGAATATTGGCGAGTCATGGAAAATCACTCGTAAAGATTCAGGAACTGACATTGACTCAGCAATTGCAACGGTATTGGCAGTCTGGTATGTGGAAACACAAAAGACACCAACCAAAATGGTATTTTAAGGAGATGTTATGGGATTAAGAGATAGACTGTTTGGTAATACAAACACATATGAACCAGAAACCTTCGTACCAAATACAGACAGACGCAGTGAGATCACTCCACCAAGTAGAAGTTCTATTGTGGTAAATGAGAGAACTGCACTATCACTAGTACCAGTAAGCAGATCAATTGCAGTGCTTGAAACAGCAGTAATGCAAATACCTGTTGAAATCTTTAGAGCAGATGAACAAATTGATGGACCTATTTGGTTAGAGACTCCTGATATTGAAAACAATATTTCCCAGCCTGAATGGATTGGTAAAACATTAGTTCACCTTGCAATATTTGGTAATGCCTTCTGGCAAATCACTAGAGGTGCTAGAGGTATTTCAAATGTTAGAGTTCTTCACCCATCAACAGTTGCAATTAGCACTGATGAGCGTGGAAAGATTATCTATTCTGTAAACGGTATTACTGTTTCAAATGCTGACATTCGTCACATTAAACTTTGGGAGAAGCCAGGTACAACAGACCACCTTGGCGAAGGACCACTACAACGACACAAGCAAATCATTTCATCAGCACTAGACCTACAGTTCTATGCAGATAACTGGTTTAAACTTGCTGGGGTACCTACAGGTATCTTGTCAACAACAGAATTTCTTTCTGAGGATGTAGCGATTGCAAATAAGAAGGCATTCGTAGAGTCACAGCAAGAAAGAAGCGTCGCAGTGCTTTCATCTGGATTAGGCTATGAGGCAATCTCACTTAACCCTGAAGAAGCACAATTCTTGGAAAACCAGAAATTCATTAGCCGTCAAATCGCTAATATGTTTGGTGTTCCATCTGTCTATCTTGGCTTATCAATGGAAGGTGCAGGAATGACCTACACCAACGGTAACGAAGATAGATCAAAACTATACGATGATGGACTACAGCAGTACATCGTTCGTATTGAACAAGCAATCACGGATCTATTACCTAGAGGACAGAAGGCTAAGTTTAATTTAACTGGCTTCCTCCGTCCAAACCAGTTGATTAGATTCCAAGCATACGGTCTTGCGATTGATAAGAAGTTTATGACTATTAATGAAGTGCGTGAATTGGAAGGGATGCAACCTCTGGCTGAGTCAGAAATAGCACCAGAACCAGCACCTACTCCAGTAGCAGATGTAGATCCTTCTATCAACGAACAACCAGTATAAAATGGAGTTATGAATATGGAAATGATTAAGCGTTCATTTGAGATAAGAGCAACAGATACTGAACAACGCACAGTTGAAGGTATTGCTGTTCCTTATAACGAAACATACGACATGGGTGGAGGAAGACTAGAGCGTTTTGCAAAAGGTGCTGTAGATCTAAACCAACATGTCAAACTATTCCGTGACCACAATGAAATCATTGGCGTTGTCACTGAAATGTCAGATTCTGATGCTGGGCTATTAATTAGAGCAAAGATTTCAGAAACAGCACTAGGCAATGAAACACTTGCACTAGTAAAAGACGGTGCTATTCGTTCATTCTCAGTAGGCTTTATTGCCCTAGAGAACAGAACAGAAGGAAACACCACAATTCGTACAAAGGTAGATTTAAAGGAAGTATCTTTAGTTCCTTTCCCAGCATACGATAAGGCTGCAGTACTTGCAGTAAGAGAAGAAACCAATCAGGAGGAAATATCCATGGAAAACACAACACCTGATTACACTTCAGCAATTGAAGAAGTTCGTAATCACGCAGAGGAACTAGAGCGTCGTCTTGATGTTATCGCAACATCAAACACACCAGCAGTTCCAGCAGTAAACTTCCGTTCATACGGAGAATTCGTAAAGTCAGTAGCAAAGAATGATGAAGCAGCACTTGCTCTTCACCGTGACTTCACTGGCGGAGTCCTTGATGACTCAATCCTAAAGAACGCTTGGGTTTCAGATACAGTTCGTATCCTAAACGCAGGTCGTCCTACATACTCAGTTCTTTCATCAGCAGCATTGCCTGCAGACGGAATGAATGTTGAGTACCCAGTACTAGACACCAATACAGTTGATATTGATGAGCAGGCTGCAGAAGGAGATACACTTGCTTACGGTAAGATCTCTCTCACATCAGCAACAGCACCAATCAAGACATACGGTGGTTGGACAGATATGTCACGCCAGGTAATTGAGCGTTCATCTGTTAACTATGTAGACACAGCATTCCGTGCAATGGTTGCAAAGTATGCAGCAGTTACAAACGCAGCAGCAAGATCTGCTCTTAGTGCAAATGTTGGTTCAATGAACACAGCATCAGTTGCATCATGGGCTGCAGACGCAGTTATTGAAGCAGTTGCTACAGCAGCACAGAAGGTTAACAATGACACAGGTCGTGCTCTTGAGTTTATCCTTGTATCAGGCGATGTATTCATTGCTCTTGCAAAGATCACTGATGAAGCAGGTCGTCCAATCCTAACCAACTCTGGTGCAACAGTAAACACATTTGGTTCAATCAATCCAGTAGGAATGTCAGGAAATATCCTTGGTCTTCCAATTGTCATGGACCCATCACTTGGAACTGGAAAGTTCTTTGTTGGTAACTCTGCAGCATTCACAACATACGAATCAGCAGGAGCACCATTCCGTTTGAACAAGGAAGATATCACAAACCTTACAAACGCTTTCTCTGTGTACGGATACCTTGGTATCGCAGCACCAGATGTTAAGGCATTTGTAAATGTAGCAAATCCGCTTGACTAATTATTAAGGAGTAGAAAATGAACTGGGAAGATCTTAAAGCATATGTTGGAGCCTCAGCCACAGACGATGAGTTTGTTACTGATTGTTGGAATACAGCAAAGGACCTAATTGCATCTTATGTGCAATCAGCGACTGTGCCTGCCAATGTTCTAAAGCGTTGCTACCTTGAGGTTGGCTCAGAACTTTTTCATCGTAGGTCTGCCCCAATGGGTGTGACTCAATTCGCTACTTATGATGGTTCACCTATCAGAGTTGCAAGAGATCCACTTGTTGGGGTATACCCACTTCTAAATCGTTACATGGTAAGGTTCGCATAATGAACATTCAAGATACTAAAGATGTTATCAAGAGTGCTGTCATACTTGGCGGTATCACAAATGTCCTTACATATCTACCAGAAAGACCAGTTCCACCATGTGCATTGATTGAACCTGATGCTGAATACATCAGGGTACATGAAGATGAATATGATGCAACTTACACATCTAACTGGAAGATTAGAGTAATGGCACCAACTGCTACTAACGAAACAGAAACAGCAAATCTAGATTCATATTTAGATACCTTAATTCCTACTCTGTGGGAACACACTGACTGTGCAACTCTAAGTGTTGCAAAGCCATTTATTACAGAGGCAAATGGTGCAAACTATTTAACAACATTTATCAGCATATCCATTGATATGCAAGGAGGAAACTAACATGACAAGACTAAAAGGTAAGAGTATTGTCTTCAAAGTTGACAACACAGATTATGCAGGTGCCGTTAAGAGCGTAACTTTCAAGTCTGCAGTTGGAGAACTAGGCTTTGGAGATTACACTGACTCTCTAGATTACACCTGCGAAATCTCAGGATTCCAGGACTTTGCAGCAGCATCATTGTGGACAACATTGTTCGCAAACCCAGGAGCAGAAATTGATCTCACTTTCGCACCACACGGTAACGCTGTAGCATCAACAACACAACCACACTTCACTGCAACAGGATATGCTGAAACCATTCCTGACTTTGGTGGAGCAGCAGGAGAATACTTCGTATACGACTTGACAATCAAGTTGAATGCAAAGCCTGTTAAGGTTACATCAGGTTCATAAGGATTAAGTGATGGCACAGTATTCCATTCATGTAACAGGACTTAGAGAAGTTGTGAGAAGTCTCAACCAATTTAAGGATGCTACAAACGAACTCAAGGATGCCAATAATGCTATTGGTTCCAAGGTTTCAAGGGATGCTGTGTCCATCGCTCCAAAGGTTACAGGTACACTTGCTGGATCTATTAGACCTAACAGAGCAAAGAACAATATTCAAATAAAGGCTGGTGGAGCAAAGGTTCCTTATGCTGGGGTAATTGAATATGGATATCCTTCACGAAGCATTGAAGCACAGCCATTTTTGCGTAGGGCTGCTTGGGACAATATGGGGTATGTAAAAGAAGAATACGCAAAGAATCTACAAGGCTTAGTACAAAAGTACATAGGCGTAAACTAACAGGAGGCAGAAAATGATTGATGTAACACAGTTCAAGATGAAGGACTTAGCAGAGGTTGAAAAGTTGTCAGGTCTAACAATGTCAGAGTGGGAAAATCCTACAGTGGCATTGACTATGGCAATCGCATATGTTGGAGAGAAGAAGAACAATCCAAAATTAACTTGGGAAGATGTAGAGAATATGAGCATGGAAGAACTCCAGGCTCTTACTGATACATCAGAACTCCCAAAAGCGAATATCTCTTAGAACTGATGGGTGACTTCTGTGCAGCCACAGGATACACACCCACAGAGTTTTGGGAGATGACGCAAGACGAAGTAGAGTACATTGGGAGAGGTTTAAAAAAACAAAATGGCTAATCAAATTGTAATTGATATCTTAGCAGATACACGAAATCTGGTGTCAGGTGTCAACAAGACCAACCAACAATTAGGTACTCTTAACGGTGCTGTTGGAAAGGCTCAGGGTGTCCTTGCAGCCTTCTCCAAAGCGTTTCTTGTGTTCCAGGGAGCAAAGGTAACATATACCTGGGTTAAAGACCTTGCTCAAGAACAAACAGATTTTGCAAAGTTACCAAAACTATTTGGAGACGATGCAAAGAAAATTCAGGAGACTATTGGTGGATTAGCCCAAAAGTTTAGAGTTGACGATGGTGAAATTGTTGCAAGCACAGTATCTCTTGCATCACAGATATCAGATACATACAAGGGTCTTTCAACAGACATTATTGAATTAGCATTGCAAGCAAGCAATGTGAGTGGTACCCCTCTTGATTCATTAACACAGTCTTGGGTAAAGGCACTTAACGCTGGTAAGAAATTATCAGGAACACAGATATTTAAACTACTTGATCTTGGTGCCATTATTGGTGAAGATCCAGGTAACAAGATTGCCAAGCAAATTGAAGGTCTTGGAACTATTAATGAGCAGGTTGCTTTCCTTGCTAAGTTGCAAAAGGCTAACGGTCAAACCATTAGCCCTATTCAGCAATTAAATTATGATTTAAGTCAATTAAAAGATGCAGTTGCGACCCCTCTACTTGCAGCACTTGAGAAGATAACTCCTTGGCTCACAAAGTTAAGAGATGTTTTAGTAGTTAAAGAAACAGGAGAGTTCACAACACTTGGACAGATCCTGTTTGATATTGGAATTGCAATTGGTTCAATCAAGGTTGCAGCAAAACTAGGTCTGATAGAGTTTGCTAAATGGGCTGGTGGAATTACTGGCTTTGCAGCAGCGTGGAAGATTGCCAAGGTTGCCTATGATGAAGCAGGTGTAGCAATTGGAGAAATGGTTCAAGATGGAACTATCACCAAGGGCAAGTACCTACAATTAATGTTTTCACAATACCTGCCAGATTCAATCAAGGTATTCTTTTCAAAGTTAGGTCCACTAGTTAAAGGTGGTGGAATTACAACAGTCCTCTTTACACTTCTAGATGCAGATGAAAGAGCAGTACTAGCATCATGGGCAGATCTTGGTAAGAGAGTTATTCTTGCTACTATTGAGACTGCCAAGAATGTTGCAAAGGGTCTGGGTAACTGGGTACTAGATTTGCTATCTCCAGGAGATGCAGCAACAGTTAAGCGTATCCTAACAGAATGGAAAGATGCTGGCGGAGAAATTGGCAAGGCATTACTTCAAGGACTATACGATGGATTATCGTCTATGAGCCTAAGAGGTATTGACACATTGTTCAGAAACTTCTTTAAGAATCTTTACGACGGTATGTTTGGATGGGCAAAATCATTCTTCAAGATTGCTTCCCCATCTAAGGTTACATATGACCTAGGTAGAGATATTGTCCAGGGATTGATCAACGGTATTATGTCATTCAATATCTGGAATGCAGTCTCTGTAGTCTTTAGTAACTTTAAGGCTGCTCTCGTTGGTTGGTTTACTTCAACATCATTCTACTCATACGGTAGAAACATTATTGAAGGACTTGTCGCAGGTATGCAGAGTCTAGCAACTAGCCCCCTTAGTTTTATTGGTACCCTTGCAAAGAACATGAAGGATAGATTCAAGTCATTGTTTAATATCTCTTCACCTTCAAAGGTATTCGCAGGATATGGAAAGAACATAGTACAAGGTTTGGCTCTTGGAATTGGTGGGAACGCAAGTCTAGCAACAGGAAGTCTTAATAGACTAAGTGGAGCAATGGACTTTAGAGCACCATCATTTACAGGAACAGGAGCAGGAAGACAACCTGTTAGCATCACTATCAACGCTGGACTGGGAACAGATCCATACGAATTAGGTAGAGTTGTTAGTTCAGCACTTAAGAAGTATTCAGGAGTAAGTGCTTAATGAAAGTAACTGACTTTATACGCATCCAACTTAAGACTAAGATTACTGATAAGTTTGAACTTGGCACATCCGTTTTAGGCGGGGAAGACTTATCATCTGATATCTATGTAAATGATCCAGAGAACTACTACTGGCAAGATGTAACACCAAAGGTTCTATCTATTTCAACTAAGCGTGGTGTGGATAACTATACTGGTGCAACTGCTATCCCTGTAGTTGGTCCTGGTATTATGCATGTTAGAACAACTAATCATTTGCTTGATCCAAAGTATTACTCATTCCTAAAGCCTAGACAAGAAGTAAGACTAATTAACATTCAGGATGAATCACATCCTATTATTTTCCAGGGAAAGATTGACAACATCCAAGTTGACTATCGCTCTGACAATGAATACCCACTAATATCATTTGATGTGGTTGACCCCATTGGTTTGTTACAGCAGGCATCTATTCAGTTGACAAGCCTTGCTTACAGTGCTAATAGAAACTGGAACCACAGAGTTACAGAAATCCTGACAAATGCTAACAAATTGGACATTATAGGTAAAGACAGTATTGACCTTACAGTTATAGGTGGCGGAGATATCAAGCATGGGTACTGGGAACAAAATAGAACTGCTCTTGAAGCACTACAGTTGGCACAACTAACTGAGAGTGGTTTTATTTATTTTGATAAGAACAATGTGATGAATGCTTATGGCAAGGGATCTGTCCCTGCATCACAGGCAGTCTCACTAGAGTTTTCAAATACTGACTTCTCTAAGATGGGATACAAGAACATTGTTCTAGACTACAACTCTGAATCAATTGTTAATGAGATCCAGGTATCTAATGAGTGGGGCTACACCAAGCAGGAGTGGAATGAAGATGCTGATGCTGGTCTTGGAGCCTTTGAGCCTGTTATCTTTATTGAGAATAAGGCACAGGGACCATACAGAGATGAAGCAAGTATTAACAGATACGGTACACGATCATTCTCTGTTGATACTAACTTTGATTTAGGTGCAGGAGATGCTCAACTCAAAGATTGGGCTGCTGACATTCTTGCTAATAATATTACACCTCAGACAATCGTTCGTGAAATTGAGTGGGATGGTAAGAAAGATGCAGCAAAGGCTACATCAATTGAGATTCTTGACAGTATTCATATCCAACATACTAACAAGAAGTTAGAGCCAGAACTAGAGATTATTAATACAGACTATCAAATTATTGGTATCCAGCATGAACTACAAGCGGATAGCGATACATGGAGAGTAAAATATATATTGTTTGAACATGGGAGGTTCGTATGACAATTAGATATATCAGTTTTGCAGATGGAGAAATCCTGACGGCAGACCAAATGCTAACCCTACAACACAATGGTGTTATTCAGGTAGCAACAAATAATGAATTAACAAATGTTAATGAGAATGTTAACTGTGTATATGTAGAGGCTGATGAGTCTTTCTATGTACGCAAAGGAACAGGTTGGGGATCAGTAGGTGGTCTTGCAACTATCCAAGCATCAGAACCTTCAAACCCACAAACAGGACAGATTTGGTTTGACACTGACCTAGTACTCCCATCTGGTCAGAAGGTTGGATATGCGGGTACTGAAACAGTAACAGCAACATCTCCAACAGCACTAGTAAACATTGCACCTGTTACAGTTACTCTTCATGAGCCTGCATGGGTACACATTTCATACGGAGTAGTAGAGCCAGTTAATACACTTGCTGCTGACTCAGTATCATATACAGTTGAATTATCAGGAGCAACAACAAGAGCACCAGGTGCTTTAGATTACGCTACCTGCTTTGGCACATCTAAGAATAGCATCGCAAATGATTTCTATGCAATCCTTAACGCTGGAACAACAACCATTACTGCATTAGCAAAGCGTACTAATACAGCATCTGGTTCATCAACAGTGAAGGACTTTTATATAAACGCAATGCCTATTAGGTGGTCATAACAAAATGACAGCAAGAGTTTATACTGGCACTGAATGGAAGATCGTTGACGACGGACTCAAGGTTAAAGATGAGTCTGGATTTTCTGCTACCTATAAACTCAAAGTAAGACTAGATCAATCATGGTTGCCTGCACCACAAACAACTAATGAAGAATCATATACTTTAACATGGACAGTAGAAGGACCAACTGCTCCACCTCCACCAACTCAGTACTACACAGTTCCTAATATTGTTGGTGATTTGCAGTCTGCTGCAAACACAAAGATTCAAGAACACCATACAGTAGGAAATATTACCTATGTAAACACTACTGTATTAGCAAACAATGGCAAGGTTCAATCCCAGAATCCTGCAGCAGGTTTGTCTGTTCCACAAGATACCCCAATTTCTTATGTCCTGTACGAATATGTGACTCCACAGTTTACTGTTCCAAACCTTAACGGATTACTCAAGTCTAACGCAGAACTTGCTGTAACAGAACTAGGTGGAACAATTGCTGCTCTATATACAGAAGACACTTATGACACTAACCTCCTAGGTAGAGTCAAGACTAACTCTCAATACCCTGCAGCAGGTGCTCTGGTTGACGAGGGTACAGCAGTAACATTTACATACTACACACAAGCACCACTGACTACAGTTCCAACAATTAATGGATTAAGCAATAACAATGTTTATCTTACTTTGAATAATGCTAACCTAAACATTGGTGTAGCCACTGGAGTACAGACTGAAAACAACACTCTATCTGATAACGCAACTATCTTTGATCAGTCTCCTGCTCCAGGAACACAGGTAGCAGTTGATACAGATGTTAATTATTCTTATTACATACCTAATACACATGTAAACATGATCAATATTGTTGGTTTGACAACTGCTCAGGCTGAATCAGCACTGATTGCTAAGGAACTTTACCTTGGTACAGAAACTGGTACAACAGAAACAGCAGATGCAGGATTGATTGGTAAGATTAAAACTCAGGGTATTGCAGTAGGAACATCAACTGCTATTTATACTGCTGTTAACTATACTATTTATGTTGCAGTACCAAAAACATTTGTACCTAGCCTAGGTGGATTAACCCTTGCAGAGGCTGCTCTAGCCCTTCAGAACGCCTATCTAACTGCTGGGTCAGTTACTACTGTGGAGACTACAAACGCTGCTCTAGAGAACACTGTAGTCTATAACAGCCAGTCTCCTGCAGCAGGCACAGAAGTTAATAGAAACTCATCAGTTTCATATCAAAGATATGTGCCAAATACAACTACAACAGTGCCATCAATAACTAATTTAACAATCTCCCAGGCACAGACTGCTTGTACAAATGCTGAAGTAACACTTGCCTCTAGTGCATCTAATATCGTAGAAGCAGATGTATCTGTTGATACTGTTTATTTCCAGACACCATCAGCAGGATCTACAGTTGCTATTGGTACAACTATTTATTATTACAAGTACATTCCTTACACTACTAAGGTAGTTCCAAATACCGTTGGAATGACAGAACAAAATGCTAAAAATGCTATTCTTGCTGCTGGACTTAACTGGTCTGTAACTGATAGACAACTTGCATCAGGATCATCTGAAACAGCGGGAGTTGTTTATAGCCAGAACCCTGCATACGGTGGAGCAAGAGTACCTGCAGGAAGTACAGTAACAATTACTGTTAACAGAGCGTATGTACCTACACTTCACACTGGCACTGGAGCAATGACATTCTCACCTCGTTGGGGTGCATTCTACAGAGGAACAAACCGTTCAGGTACAGCAACTATTGGTGGTCGTCTTGGATCATCTGCACCATACCTAGTAGGTAACTACAATGGCTTGGCTACAGGAACTACATCTGGTAACCAGTACTCTGCATTCCAGTTAAATACATCTGCTGCTAAAACAGCAATTGCTAACTCACTAGCATCTGGTGCAACTATTACTTATGACAATGTAGTCTTCTCATTTAACTCATCAGGAGATACAACATCTAATGGAACTGACTCAAGAGACTGGGCATTAGGTAGAGGTGATACCAACGGTACAACTGCACCTGCTACACTTCTTCAGTCTGGTACAAATACACAAACCACACCATTCTATGTATCTAGAAACTCTGGACCTTACACAGTAACCCTTAACTCAACATTGTTTAGTTGGATTGGTATGGATGGATCAGGAGATTATCCATTAACAGTTCACTCAACAGGAATGTCAACTAGTGCTAATAACTATGGTGGTATTTCATCAGCATCATTTACAATCTATTACAGTTGGAGTGCATACTACTAATGAAACTATACGGAGCAGGACTAAATAGAACTACGCTTTATACAGGAAGCCTAGCAAATCTATCAGCAACAGAATATAACCAGAATATTGGGGCAAACATATCTAAACTTTATCCTGTTGAAATTTCAGTGGCACAGGATGGATTCTTTAACCTAGTAACTACAAACAAAGTAGATGCTATTACACAGCCTTACATCCCTAATTCATACAATACTGCTAATTATGCAAGCCTTGTAGCAGCAGAACAAGCAAAGATGCTGTCATTTTTACAGGAAAGAATTGTATTTGTTAAGAACGATTCAGATGTTGCACACACAATTTCAGTAGGTATCACTGATCAATCTGTTATTGGTACCTATGTTGAAGCCTCTTTATTTAATGAGACATACTCACAGATCAATGGCACAATGCTAGGGTTTGTAAATGACTATGGCTTTGCAATAGATGAGTGTATTATTAATCATGATGCTGAACCAACTAACCCTACCCCTGCAGGTCCAGCGGAATTTATAAACATCCCTGCTGGTGAATATAGAGTTATGGTGTTAAGAATGTTTGGTATCAAAGATGTTGCAGTACCAGAAGATTATGTAATCATAGGTACAACAACCACATAAGTTTCTACCAGAGTCTGCCTCTTGGTAGAATAGCAAAACCCCTAGGTTAACCCACCCACCATCCTAGGGGTTTCTGCTTTTAGTCTTCTAGTTGCTGTAACTTAATTTCGTCAATAAAGGAAAGATCAACTTCAACCTCAACAGGCTTAGGTGTTTCCTTCTTAGGCTTAGGTGTTGACTTAGCCTTTGGCTTCTTAGTAACATAGTCCCAATCTTCTGCTGGGATAAGTTCTCCGTTGTAATAAACATTGCTCATGATTTATTCTCCTTTTTCGCTAGGAGCAGATATATAGCATCTACTCGTTCTTCTACTCTGGTTAGTCTGTCTGTATTAATATCAACTTTATCTCTCATTGATCCTCCGCCATTGGGCTTGAGTTCAGCAAGAAAAGTCTTGATTATCCACTTGGAAAAGCCAAAGAAGGCTCCAAGGATAACTACTACGGCACCTGCTAGGGCACTGATCATCTCTGGTGTCATGGAACCTCCTGGTCACAATACATCTATTATAGAATGTATGTATGTTCACCACACCTTGGAGGAAAAATGGATAACAAAGCCATATTAAATGTACAGCCACCTAAGTTTGAATGGCGTGTATATAGAAACGATTCAACTATCCTAACAATTGCGGTAGTTGATAAGAATGATCAGCCAGTAGAACTAACAGGCTGGGTATTTACAAGTAAAGTAAGAGAGTTCCCAGATAGTACAACAGCACTCACAACTCCAATTGTGTCAGTGAACGGACATTTTATTACGCTTACACTCAATACAGTGCCACTAGAGCGTATTAATTATTTTGATATTCAAGGGTATAGCGACTCAACTGGTCAGACAAAGACTATTTTGAGTGGACAAATCTATGTAGAAGAGGATGTAACACGATGAATCTAGAAGTAATCTCACCAGATGAAATTAAACTTTACGCAAGCAATCTAGAAATTGCTGCAGGACCACAAGGTCCACAAGGAGAAACAGGTCCTCAAGGATTAACTGGACCACAAGGTATTCAAGGACCAACAGGTAACACAGGTGCAACAGGTGCAACAGGTGCTACTGGTCCACAGGGTGCACAAGGTGTTAAGGGCGATAAAGGTGATACAGGTAACACTGGTTCACAAGGTATCCAAGGTTTGCAAGGTGTTAAAGGTGACACAGGCGATACAGGTCCTGCAGGTCCAACAGGTGAACAAGGTATTCAAGGCATTCAAGGAATTCAAGGAGAGACTGGTCCTGCTGGTCCTCAAGGTATTCAAGGAATTAAAGGCGATACAGGATCGCAAGGTCCACAGGGATTGCAAGGTATTCAAGGCGAACAGGGTATTCAAGGAACTAAGGGTGACACTGGTGATCAGGGTCCTCAAGGTATTCAGGGTATTCAAGGTGAGCAAGGTATCAAGGGTGATACTGGAGAAAAAGGCGACCAGGGAAATAGTGGTTTAGACGGAGATAAGTACCATACTACATCTACAACTTCTATTACAATAGGTAACTTTGCTGATCTAACACTTTACACAACAGATTTAAACCTAGACTATTCAATTGAACAGACAATTCTTATTGCTCATGCTGATAATCAACACATGCATGGTCAGGTTATTTCATATAACCCAGCAACAGGTGAATTGCATGTTAATGTAACTAATCACACAGGTGCTGGAACATTTGCATCTTGGGAAATTAACCTAGATGGTGCTGTTGGTATTCAGGGACCACAGGGTATTCAGGGTGAGACAGGTCCACAAGGACCAGAAGGTCCGCAAGGTATTCAGGGTATCCAGGGCGACCAGGGTATTCAGGGAATTGAAGGACCTAAAGGAGATACAGGTGACCAAGGAATTCAAGGTATCCAAGGAGATCAGGGACCTGCAGGTCTTGATGGCATTGATGGCACTAACGGATCAGATGCTTACCAAGTTGCTGTAGACAATGGTTTTGTAGGAACTGAAGCACAGTGGCTTGCATCACTCATTGGTCCGCAAGGACCACAGGGTATCCAAGGAGAGCAAGGCATCCAAGGTATTCAAGGTGAAACAGGATTAACAGGACCTCAAGGAGAACAGGGTATCCAAGGTATCCAGGGACTCAAGGGAGATACTGGAGACACAGGTTCAACAGGACTTCAGGGACCAAAGGGTGACACTGGAGATACAGGACCGCAAGGACCTCAAGGTGTCCAAGGACCGCAGGGTATTCAAGGAGCCACAGGAGCAACAGCACCAGGATTCTATGCACAGGCTACTGCACCAACAAGCCCATCTGTAGGAACTGTCTGGATTCAAACAGTTTAAGGGAGAGTTATGAATTACTCTGAGTTAGTAACTAGTAAAACCCCAAGCGTTTATGTCAACTTCAATGATGGCAACTTTATGCCAGAAATTGGTGACACTAGTTCTACATATCTTACGCATCTAAATCCTTTTTATAGTACAACATTTAGAAAGTTTGGACATGCATCACAAAGAATTGGTGCAAGCGGTAGTACACAGTATGATTACACACTGTACAAAGATCCTTCTTATGGTGGTTATGTAGGAACAGTACTTAACTATTGGCATCAAGAGTTTTGGGTATATTACACTGCAACATTTACTCAAAATATGCACATTGGATTTTTTCATTATCAAAATGTAAGCCCTTCATATACCTGGACAGGCGTTGTTGGAAGTTCTGTATTAGGAGCAACAAAGCAAATTTCTTTTGGAACTGGACACTCAGGTACAGGAACTCATACAATGACAAGTGTTAACACTGTACCTATTGGTCAATGGGTTCACATAGCATTGCAATATGATAATGGGACTAAGCGTATATACATTAATGGAGTTCTTGATTCTGAAGTAACTGGAATAACTGGTGGTCTTCCTGGGTATTTTTCTATACCACAAGGAGCAAGAGTTACAACATATTATGATGAGTGTGCTTTCTGGGCATCAACAAGTACAACTAAACCAGCAAATTACCCTACCGCTGCAGATATCCTAGAAAGAGCAACATTTCCAAGTAATAAAACTAGATACTGGAATGCTACCGTTCAACAATGGGTAGACTCAAGTGATGAGCGATATTGGAACGGTACAGAGTGGATAGCAATGCAACAATTACCATATAAAGTATGGAATGGAACAGATTGGGTGGCAGTATGAGTCAGTTATCAGATAAGATTTTAAGTTATCCAGTAGAAACATATATACCTATGCATTCTGCTGTATCTGTAAATCCAGAAATGTATGGAACATATTTACCTACTGCTACACCATACATGAATACTACTGGAGTTCTTCCAACATATCAATCTACAGTTAATCCTCCAGGTGCTACTGATGGTTCATGGTTTTTTAATGTTGGTACAACTGGAAATGCTACTCATATTAGAACAGATACAGTAACATATCCAAATCAAAAGGTTTGGGATGGTTTGTATGGTTTTGGTGTTTGGCTTAGAATTAACTCAATGCCAACTGGTACAACTACATCAACACATTCGCTATTTTCTACAGCAAGAACAAACTCATTTCCTGGTTTTTCAATAACACTAAGAGGAACAGCACATACTTCTGGTCCAGCAATGATGCATACCCTGTTTAGCAGCACAACTCCAATTGTTTCAAATCCAGTAGTTGGACAGTGGTATTACATAGTTGGTCGCAAAAATAGATCTACATCAGGTGCAACAATTTGGGTAAATGGAGTAAAGGTAGCAACTGGAACAAATACAACATTTACTGAGCCAGTGACTGCAACACAAAGTGCATATCAAATACAATTCCAGACTTCATCCCCATCTGCTACAGGTGCATATTCATTTAATCTATGCCATGCACACCTTATGGACTTTACCAACTTCACTGATGCTGCTATTGCTGATATCTATCAAGCAGGTATTACTGCACCTCTTGCCAATAATCTCACATATTGGAACGGTACTGCATGGACAGTTCCTACTAATAAATACCAGTGGGATGGTATCAACTGGGTAACATTTAATGGTAAGTACTGGAATGGCTCAGCATGGACCAACATCACATGATATACTTATAGAGTAATGCTTACGACATAGGCATTTCACCTCAAAACTAAATAGGGGTGTTGGGACCAGTAGTTGCCGCTGTTGACTCCCAACACCTCATAGTTTTGCCCAAAATTAATCCCCATCTTATTAGACATTATGGTTTGCACAACATTTAATATTGTGATACAATAGATACATAAGGTTTATTTGATCAGTTACCTTCAAACAAACGGTCAAACAATTTAATAGTTTTGAGGCACCTAAAGGCAATCATCTGTAGCCTGACTGGAAAAAGGTTTCTTTACCACAGCGTTTATCCCTAACCTCAAAATGTAGATCAAATTATAAATCCATAGGTAACTATGGCGTAACCACATCTAGTCGTGTCACCCAGAGGATTAGAGTGTCAGATGGTGATAGCAATATCAGTGAACTCATATGGGGAAGTGAAAACTTCAAAG